AAGAAAGGTAACGGAAAAGGAAGCACTTAAAACTGAAGGGTGGTTGGGTAAGAAGAAGGAGGAGAAGAAACCACAGAAGGCAATGGATGCTGGTGCTAGAGCAAAGAGAAAGTTACAGAGAAAAGAGTATGCTGCTAAGGTATCTGGTAGTGAAGATAATGTACCTGATGAAATGAGAGAAGGTGTTGGTACTGCAGTCAAAGCAGTTGGTAAAGCTGCTGGTAAAGCAGTAGGATTTGCTGCTAAGTCTGCTGCTGGTGTTGTTGGTCATGGTATCAATGCATTAAATACTCCAGGATATAAACCAAAACCTAAAGCAGGTGGTAGTACTGCTAACAAATCAGCAGGATTAAGTGCTGCTCAATCTCAAGCAGAGAAAGCAAAGAAGGCAAGGTTGGATTCTAGGAAGAAAGCAATCAAGAAGATCAAAGATGATAGAAGAGAAAGAGCAACTACCATAATGACAGCAGAGAAGGCTGCTAAGAAGGTTAAAAAAGAAGGAGAGGATAAGAAGTTTAAAGCAGATTCGGAGAAACCTATTGTTGCAGAGCTACATGATATAGTTAAATCAAGAAAGAAGAAATCAAAGTGCTCTAAATAATCCAGCATTAATATAAAAATTATGAAATGGTTGAGGATAGAATTTATGAAAACCCCTGGTTATATGAGGGTAAACCTTTCACTACTGATGATATTGGCGACCAGTTCGGTTTTGTCTACAGGATTACTAATCTCCAGACAGGCAAACAATACATTGGACGCAAATACTTTTGGCAAAAGCGTAAGCCTAGAGGTGGCAAGAGAAGGGTTACGACTGAGAGTGACTGGAAGAGATACTATGGAAGCTCTGACGAACTTAAAGCAGATCGAAAGTTACTTGGGAACTCCATCTTCAAGAGAGAAATCCTTTCAACACATCCAACAGGAGGCAAGGTAAACTTTGAAGAGACTAGACAGTTGTTTCTTAACAATGTCCTGACAGAGAGCTTGACTGATGGGACACCTGCCTATTATAATAGTAACATCCTAGGTAGATACTACCGTAAGGATTATTATGATACATAATACTTTCACACATTCTTTTCATTCATTAATAGATCCTCCTAATAAGGATGAGTTATTATATGCTTTAGAGAATGCACCACTTACGAAAGACCAAGATTTTGAATGGACTCTTAACTGTTCAGTCACTACCGAAAGGTTAGATCTAGATCTTGATGTATTTTTTCCTTCTTTGGATTTATTCTTTAAAGATCTAGAAGCAAATGCTAATTTAAATATTAGTTTGCATGAGGTTTGGAGGAATACTTATTCAAAGGGATACTTTCAAGAACTTCATGACCATCTTCCTCTGCATCTATCTGGTGTGGTTTTCTTAACTGACTGGAAAGAAGGGGATGCTAAATTTTACTTTCATCATAGACATCAATCTGAAATTTCTAAAGAATGGAGAGATTTGTGTCTAGGTAGAAATAATTATTTCGTTGAAGGTAAAAGAGGTCAAGTATTATTGTTCCCATCTTGGATGATGCATGGGGTATCTATTCATAAGTCTGATAACATCAGAAAAACTGTCGCTTTTAATTTACTATTCAATTCAAAATGAAAATCTTTTTAGACACTGCAGATGTACCAACCATCCTCAAGCATTTTGAGACTGGATTGATTGACGGTGTAACTACCAACCCAACTCTTATCAGGAAAGGTGGAAAGGATCCAGAAGATGTGTACCGTGAGTTATCAATAGCAGGTATACCAGATATCAGCATGGAAGTTGTTGAAGATATGACCTTTGAAGGTAACAGACTTGCTGCTGAGTACAAAGATGTGTGTACTATTAAAGTTCCATGCACACCAGAAGGATTAAAAACTTGTAAAGAACTATCTGATAATGGTGTCAGAGTTAATGTAACTCTTATCTTTTCACAAGCACAAGCAATTCTTGCTGCTAAGGCAGGTGCTGCATATGTTTCACCATTTGTGGGTAGAGTGGATGACAATTCATTCGGTGGTCTATGCTTAGTTAAGGATATCGCTAAGGTATTCAGAGAGCATATGGTGAGGACTGAAGTTCTAGCAGCATCTGTAAGAGATGTAAGGTCTGTGGGTAGAGCATTTGAATATGGTGCAGACATAGTTACTATGCCACCAACAGTCTTTGAGAAGATGTATAATCATATCCTTACTGATAAGGGATTGGAATTATTTCAAGCAGATTATGAGGCAGTAGGTAGAAGTGCGTAGGCATTTATTTTTGTTAAGTAGGCTTGTCCTGGAATTACCACAATCATATAAATAATGATAGAATTAAGGAAAACAAGATGACCTGATTCTCTACATTATGAGGTTAAGGTTAAAAGGAGGTTACAAATGTCGGGACACAATACGATTTCATTCAATCAACTAGCAGAATGGACGGAATTCGATTCCTCAGATGAGGAAAATCTAGTCAACGACTACTTTGATTGCTTGATCGAGTGCGAAGACGATCACAGTTCTTGCAAGAGAATATGCAGGGACATGCTAATCTAGTTTACTAATTCAATTCACACACATAGACCCTTGACTCTTTGAGTCAGGGGTCTTATAATATGTTCAGCTAAATACAAAAAAGTATTATTCTTATGGCATTGTCAGAACAGGTAGAAGAATCCATGAGGGAAGCAGAGGGTAATTTAAGAAACGCTTTATCATTTGCAGCCAGAACTGAGAAGCCATTTATAGCAAAACATATTAGTGAAATGATTCATCTTATCGATGAAATTATTCACGCAGATGCATTCTTTGACAAGATAGACAGTGATCGCACATGTGATTGATGACATATATGATATGTGCTTCCTATCAGAATGGGAAGAAATATTATTAGATGATTGTCCAGTATATACTACAAATGTAGCTAACCCGACTTCTTTTCCTCATGGTAGGGAAGGGAGTCATAGACTTATGGGGGTAGATATATTTGCAAGAGAAGGTCTTAATAGAGTCACTCTTCTACATGATCAAGCTGAAAAATTTTTTAATGCATTTGAAATTCTTGAAGAAGAAGTATTTAAAGTTCCTATTTACTTAAGAAGGATAGATGTAAATCTTCAGTATCAAGGACAGGATGGTACTAGTCATTGTGACGGAACAAATCATGATGAGTATACTGTTATGGTAATGAATAATACAAAGTGGAAACCTGAATGGGGTGGACAGTTTCAAATGTTAGATGAGCATGGTACAATACTAGAAGAGCATGACTACATACCAGGAAGAGTTGTTATTTTTCCTGGTTGGATAAGTCATAGAGGTCTTGCACCTTTAGTTCCATATGTCTATAGATTTACTACAGTCTTTAGGGTTGTAATGGAACAGGAAAAAGTTTCTTTGATACATGAAAAATTATGAACCAAGAAGAATCAGGTCTAAGTAAAGAAGACTTTGAATACCTACAAGAACATGGGTATGAATACACTCCTTTACCAATCCCTTTTGCTAAGAAAAAGGAAGCAGAAGCTTCTGCAAAAAGTTTATTTATTGAAAGTGTTTTAAAACCTGATAACGAACTTCGTCAGTGTGCTCGTAACCAAAAGTGTTATAATGAACTGATGGAAATTAGACAACATGTATTAGAGTACCTAGGATATCATGAAACCAAGAATTGAAGCCATTGATAACTTCTTTCCAGAAGATATATCTGATTGGGTTAGTGAGTATGTGCATAACGCACACTATACTTATGGAGAGACTGATGATTCTTCATTAGATCCACGACCTCCTACAGGTGTGGTTCATGATATTTTTAATGTCGAGAATGAGGGTGAAGATAAATTCACTCATAAGAATGAAGATGCTAAGTTAATGTGGGAGTGTTTCCATAAGGGAATCTCTGTTAAGTATCCCAAGTTGTTTGATGATTATATGTGTTACAGGTTGTATATAAATTGTTTTGCTCCTAGAGAACTAGCAAACTTCCATCAAGATTGTTGTGAGAATTCAGATCAAATAACATTTTTATATTATCCAAAGCATATGCTTTGGGAATATGATATTGCACAGGGTGGTTGGACAGAGTTCTATGTTGATAGAAAAACCATTGGAGTTCCTCCATATTTTAATAGTTTAGTTAAGTTTGATGCAAATCTTTTGCATAGAGCAACACCATTCAAGAGTTATCATAGGTTTACTGTAGCATTTAAAGTAGTAAGTAAAAAAGAATATGAGGCAGATGACTGATACTGTAAAAGAATCTTTTGATAGAGATGGTTATGTAATTATTGATGACTATCTTTTTGAAACTGTTGTGGATGATCTTCATGAATTAGCAATCAATCATAAAGAAATAGATGATGATTATTCTAAGTGGGGTTATCATTCTATTAATTTTACACGGGATAAATTTCCATTTCCAATACTACCTGATGTTATCAATGCTATTCATGTAGCATTCTCTCCATTACATGACTTGGAATTTGATAGAGGATGGGCATTCGTTTATGATAATAATGCAGAAGGTGTTACTCCTCATGCAGATCCAGCAAGTATCAATGTCAATCTATGGGTAACACCCAATGATTGTGCAGAGGATCCTACTAAGAATGGTCTTGTTATTTACGATAAGAAACCACCTGAGGATTGGGAGTGGTCTGATTACAATTCTAATGAGGATAAAGCTAGAAAGTATCTAAAGGAAAGTGGTGCTAAGGCAAGGTATATTCCATACAATTATAATAGGATTATATTATTTGATTCTAAATACTTCCACAAGACCAATGGCGTGGCAATGTTCGGTGGTAAACAAAACCGCCGAGTCAACTATACATTTATGTTTAAGTAATGGAAAACTTCTTCACTATGGATGACTTTGAGGTAAATTCTACCTGGAAAGTTCATATCATACCATTTCAAAAAATTTTAATACTATACATTCATGACATATATAAAAATCCATATAGGGTTTATGAATATCTTAAACAGGCTCCGATAAAAACTCATAAAGATGTTACAAAAGATTCTGTGAATGGAAAGGATTTTGCTGATGGACAACATCTTGTTGATAATAGGTGGGATGTATCAAGGTTACATCTTTATGATAAGATAAGGGAATTTTATGGTATCACTGTAGAGGGTGGTCAAGTTGGTCATGGTGCAGCAAATACTGATGATCACCTTGTACCATTCTCAAGATATAATCAGTTTAGATTGAATAGTGATCATCCAGGAGAAGACAATTTTTTTCATCCCCATCAAGATAATATAATAAACTGTTGCACTTATTTAAATCCAGATGTAGGAGATCATGCTGGTACTGTTTTATATTCAACTGAATCATCTGATCCATGTGATGAACTTGAGCATGAAAAACCTTGGAGGAGTATGGATGATGGATTTAGACCTGAGTTAAGTATCATGTCCAAGTTTAATTGTATGGCAGTTTTCCCTGGTCAGATATATCATGGCCAGAATATTGTTGGTAATCACTTTAAAGAGCAAACTAGATTTACGGAGGTAGTATTTTTCTAATGAGAGTACAATGTTTAATATGTAATACTATAATTACTAGTACAGGTAAGCCACAATCTTGTGGTTGTAGCAATCAAATGGTAGTGGATGATACCTCATTCACAGCGAAATCTTTAGCGAATGTTAAATGTTTAAATACAAATGTCAGGGAAGCTGGACATTTGACTGAAGATCAGTTAGAATGGCAACAGCAACGCCGCAAGCGTAAAATCCGCAAATTAACCTTCGAGGAACGATGATCAGCCTAGACACAATCTATCAGGACTACCTACACCACGGTGATAAAAAGTTTCGTATAGATGGTATCGAGGAGAGGGTTAAAGCGTATGGTTATACTGATGATGGTCAAGATATAGATGGTTACTATGTGACCACAGAGAATCATCAGTTGTACTTTTGTAAACAAGGTGGGTTCAAGCGTAAGGAAGTTCTAGCATGAGTGGAGACTGTAGAAATCAACCAGTTATCTTCTATAGTAAGGAGATGACTCTATCTAAAATGATTCTTCTATCTGAGAAGGGTGTTAAGTTTGAGATAGAAGAGTTAAAAAAAGAATTGACAAGAGCAGAAGGATAGTCTATAATACTTGATAGTAACTTAAGTTTATTATGTCCTGTGGCAACAATCATAAGTATGATGCTTATCAAAAAGCATCGGACGCACTAAAGACTGCATTGGTAGCAGCCCTAAATAGTGATGAGGAAACATCGACGCTTGAAGAACTGTTCCAGCACTACATAGGTGCTAGAAATAGAGCAGACAAAGCATCTGATACCTTCAGCATTCATGGTGGCGACAGCGTTATAACTTTTGGGGATGGTTTATATCCCACAGCAGTAGCAGCAGCAGATACAGTACAGTTTGATTACAGTGGTTTAGGCACTGATACAATCTTTACTGGTATTGGCAGCGATGTCATCAACATACCTGAAGACTTTACGATGCCAACACAGTCAGGCGTTGATAACATAACACTTGGATAATGAAAGCTCTGATCACTGGTATTACGGGACAGGATGGATCGTACCTGGCCGAACTTCTTCTTGAGAAAGGTTATGAAGTTCATGGTATAGTTCGTCGTGCTTCTCTTATTAATACCCACAGGATCGATCACATATATGAGAAGATCCAACTCCACTATGGAGATTTGACTGACTCAGGTAGCATCATTAGTTTAGTTCAAAAGATTAAACCTGATGAGGTGTATAACCTTGCTGCTATGAGTCATGTGAAGGTATCATTTGAGATGCCCGAATATACTGGTGAGGTAGATGCCCTTGGAACTCTTCGTCTTCTAGATGCTATTCGTCTTCTAGAACATGAATGTAGGTTCTATCAAGCATCTACCTCAGAGTTGTATGGATTAGTACAAGAAGTTCCTCAGAACGAGAAGACTCCTTTCTATCCTCGTAGTCCTTATGGGTGTGCCAAGTTGTACTCCTATTGGATTACTAAGAATTATCGTGAAGCATATGGTATCCATGCTAGTAATGGTATCCTATTCAATCACGAATCCCAGAGGAGAGGTGAGACCTTTGTAACTCGTAAGATTACAATGGGACTCTCTCGTATCTCATCAGGGTTACAGCACGAACTAGTGCTAGGTAACTTAGATGCTAAGAGAGACTGGGGACATGCTAAGGATTATGTCCGAGGTATGTGGATGATTACACAACATGAAAAACCAGACGACTTTGTGTTGGCTACTGGTAAAATGTATAGTGTAAGAGAGTTTGTTGAACATGCTTCAGAGTATTTTGGTTTTAAAATACGCTGGCATGGTGAGGGATTGGAAGAGCGTGGTTACTGTGCTGCTATGGGCAGAGACATCATCAGGGTGAGTGATAAATACTACCGCCCAACAGAAGTTGAACAACTTCTAGGTGATGCTACTAAGGCAAAAGAAGTCTTAGGATGGGAACCAGAGTTATCTTTTAAAGATCTCGTTGAAGACATGTGTATTTACGGACAATGACATTACAGTGTAACAAATTTCACAAGATAGAAAAGTGTAGGGTTTGTGGTAACGAACACTATGTAACTGTTCTAGATCTTGGTGAACAATATTTGTCAGGTATATTTCCTAAGGAAATTGATCCTGAAATGTACAAAGGTCCATTGACCCTTGTTAAGTGTGATGAATCTAAAGGTGGTTGTGGTCATGTACAACTAGAGCATACCTTTGATCTTCCTACAATGTATGGAGATGAGTATGGGTATCGTTCTGGATTGAATGGTAGCATGGTCAAGCACCTTAAGGGTAAGGCAGACAAGATCATGGCTGATGTCAAGCTTGACTCAGGTGATATTGTATGTGACATTGCTGGTAATGATGGAACCTTCTTATCGTTCTTTCCTAAGGACTGTCAGTTGGTTAGTATTGATCCTACCTCTAAGAAGTTTAAGGATTTTATTCCTGAGAATGTTAATTACATTGCTGACTTCTTTTCTGCTGATACATTCCATGAGAGATATGGTAAGCAGAAGGCAAAGGTTATTACATCATTCTCTATGTTCTATGACCTAGAGGATCCATGTGAGTTTGCTAGACAAGTTTATGACTGTCTTGATGGTGATGGTATTTGGGTATTAGAGCAGAGTTATATGCCTGAAATGTTGAGGGCTAATTCCTTTGACACTGTATGCCATGAGCATCTTTCATACTATGGTATGAGACAACTCAAGTACATCATGGATAAGGCAGGGTTTAAGATCGTTGACTTTGATTTTAATGATGTTAATGGTGGTAGTATATCTGTTGTTGTTGCTAAGAGCAGCAGCAAGCGTAAGGAATGTACAACTAAACTTACTGCTATCCTTGCTAGTGAATTAGATCAAGGATTGAATACTGTAGAACCTTGGAGAGAGTTTGGTATTAGATTGGTACAGAATAGAGAACAGTTCTGGAAGATGTTAACCTTCTATAAGGAGAACAAGGCTACAGTCTGTGCTTTAGGTGCTAGTACTAAAGGTAATGTAACACTCCAGACATGGGAAGTTACTCCTAATGATATTACTGTCATTGGTGATGTAAATCCTGATAAGGATGGATCATATACACCAGGTACTTGGATCCCTATTCTCTCTGAGGATAAGGTAATGGAAAAAGACTATGATGTGTATGTTGTTTTGCCTTGGCACTTTAAGGATTTCTTTGTTAAGCATCCTAAGTTTAAGGGTAAGCGTTTGTTATTCCCATTACCTACCCCAGAAATAGTCATTCCATGAAGCTTCGGACAATGAATAAAACAGATTGTATTTTCGTGGCAGGACACAAGGGACTTGTTGGTTCTGCCATTGTTCGTAAACTTAGAGATCAAGGTTATCAAAATATTCTTACTAGGGATAGGAATAGACTTGATCTAACCAATTCCTTACAGGTTAAGGAGTTCTTCGAGACTCATCAGGTTGACTATGTATTTGATGCTGCTGCTAGAGTCGGTGGCATTCATGCTAATGATGCATACTCAGCAGAGTTTATCTATCAGAACACAATGATTCAGACTAATCTGATTCATTGGGCATACAAATACTTTGTTAAGAAGTTTGTTTTCCTTGGTAGTGTCTGCATTTATCCTAAGTTTGCTGAGACTCCTGTTAAAGAGGAGTCTATATTGACAGGTGAATTAGAACCTACTAATGAAGCATATGCCATTGCTAAGATACATGGCATAGAGATGCTTAAGATGTACAACAAGCAGTATGGATTTAAAGGTGTATCATTAATGCCTTCTAATTTATATGGACCAGGAGACAACTTCCATCCTGAGAATGGTCATGTCATCCCTGCATTGATGACTAAGTTTAGTAATGCTGGTGATGTTGTTACTTGTTGGGGTGATGGCACTCCAATGAGAGAGTTTACTTATGTGGATGATCTAGCAGATGCGTGTATGTTTGCTGTAGAACACTATGACAATGCAGAACTCATCAATGTTGGATCAGGCCAGGATGTTTCTATCTTCCACCTAGCACATAAGATTGCTGCCCTCACAGGGTTTAAGGGTAAGATTGAATGGGATACTAGTAGACCTAATGGAACACCTAAGAGACCACTAGACTATAGTAAGATTACTGCTAAGGGTTGGAAACCTAAGTACGATCTTGATACTGGCCTAGCAAAAGCATATGAGTGGTTTAAAGAAAACAAACAATGATTGGTATTAATCATGTAGGCAAGAAGAAGGAGCGTCTTGCGAATCAGATGTTCCAGTATTCTGCCGTGAAAGGTATAGCAAAGAACATGGGGTATCAATATTGTGTACCCCCTTCTAAGTTCAAGAGTAATGCAGATGCATGGGAGGAACATCAACTCTTCATGCCATTTAAATTAGAAACATTTAATCCGTTACAGATACAATGGATAGATGCTAAGAGACCTGTGTTACAAGAGAAACAATTCCATTTTGATGAGGAGTTGTTTAACAATTGTCCTGACTGGGTTACCCTATGGGGATTCTTCCAGTCAGAGAAGTATTTTTTAAATGTTAGAGATGAATTAATAAAAGATTTTACATTCAAAGACGACATAAAAAATCCCTGCATGGAGATGATGGAGGGTCTAAATAAATCTATCGCTTTACATGTGAGACGAACTGACTACGCTCAGTATGGACATCATCCTATAGTTTCGCTAGAATATTATGAGAAAGCATTGTCCTATTTCGATAGCGACAGACCTGTGGTTGTTCTTTCAGATGATCCTGCGTGGTGTCACGAGCAACCTCTATTTGCTGATGATAGGTTCATGATCTCCGAGTCAGGAGATCAATATGTTGACCTTTGTTTAATGACTATGTGTACCGATTTTATCATAGCAAATAGTTCTTTTTCTTGGTGGGGTGCATGGCTCTCAGAATCAGTAAACAAACAAGTAATAGCTCCGAGCAAGTGGTTCGGACCTCCGTTGGATCAACGGAACAACACACAAGATCTCTACTGCGAAGGTTGGATGAAAGTATGACAAATGTGGCTATAATATTCATAGGTACTAACAAGTACCTTGATTTCCTTCCAAGATATTATGAACAGTGTGAAGAGCATCTAATGCCAGATGCTAACAAGCAGTATTTTATCTTCACGGATGGTGAACTGGAGGGTACTCCAGACAATATGTCTATCTATCCGATAGAACATAAAGCATGGCCAGCAATCACGCTGGAAAGGTT